TGGAAAATCGTTTACGTTTCCTTAGAACAGATTTGTAATAATCGAATTGAGCAGCATAGAACAAACCATGCCGCATATTCATTTCGTTAGCATGGAGAACACAGTCGTCAAAGTTTACAAAGCCACGATTAATAATATAAGCGTTGTACGATTTTTCAGTATGCTCAGGTTGATCACTATCTCGAATAACATCTTCCTTACTAAAAGAAGCTGCGTTCATAAAATCAAATGGGTTCAGGTCTTTCATCAAGTACCTCTTTAAGTTCTTCTGCCAATTTATCGAAATCAATACCACATGGTTCGCATAAAGTAATTTTGTGTTTACCTTCAGCAGTAATCATTTCAACGGTCCAAGCTGTCTTTTTGGTTGTCTTTACACTACAAGAAAAACATTTGATCGCCATTAGACGAACTCTGATTCAATCATAACTTCAGTTAGAAAGGCAACCATATTAATTTCTTGGTCAGCAACTAAGGAAGACTTGTACATGTAATCAGCAAGAGTAACGATAAAGCCAGCTTGACTTCTGAGTTCTACTTTGCCATTCATTGCGTCATAGATTCTTCGGAACATTTCATTCATGTCTTGGTCAGAATTTTTGGCAACCCATTTGCGCATATCAGTAAACTTTTTAGCTTTACACAATTGGAATACTTCATCAATAGATTCTTCTTTGAGATTAACAAAGATACCTTCATCGATTTTACCAGATGCAGCATACGTTTGTAATTCAGTTAATACTCTACGGAAATCAGGAAAGTGTTTCTCAATTACTTTGCCAACAACTGGCTTAGAGTATTCAACACCTTCGTTATCGAGAATAGCAATGACGCGTTTATAGAACTGCATCGCCATCTGTGGCTTTTCTTTAGTATCAATTGAGAAGTCTACTTCAGATAACCTTGAACGTAATGGACCAATAATACGATTCTTGAAATTACAAGTAAAGATAAATCCACAGTTAGAAGAGTATTCTTCAATAAAGTTACGTAGAGCTGGTTGAACATTAGCAGCGTTAAGATAATCTGCTTCATCGAATATAACATACTTACGACCAGTACCTGTTAGAGATACTGCAGATGCAAAAGTAGAGATGTCATATCGGAGGGTATCAATATTAACGTTAAGAGAACCGTTCTTTACAATGTAGTCACAACCTAATTCTTCGAGCATTGCCTTAGCAACGGTTGTCTTACCTACACCTGGGCCACCAGTTAATAATAGATTTGGAACTGAACCGTCTTTAACAAACTTGCGAAACGATTCTTTCATTTGATCTGGGAGGATTGTGTCTTCAATAAGTTGTGGGCGATACTTTTCTACCCAAAGAGCTTCATTCATTTTAGCTTGCACAGTCATAATTTAACACCATAATATAATAATAATAAAAAAGTTCGAAAACGCGGGGAAACAATCAGAACGACTGAACCCCGCTTCTCGAGAAGCATTTGTGTTAACTAATTAGTCAACAAGCTTGCCAGCCAATTCACCAGCACCTGCGGTATCAACGCCTACTGCCTGCTCGCCGACAGAGCTATCGCCCTGTCCTTGTTGAGGAGTATTTTGTTTTAGATATGCTTCGAGTTTATTACGTAACATACCAATACCTGCTAGTTCTTGACCTTGGAATCCACCACGGGTAGAGACTACATCAATTACCTGTAGCAATGTTGACAAATCGCCAATGTTAATTACTACTTCTTCTTCTTGCTGTCCCTGCTGTTGTGCTTGGTCCATCATACTATTCACCTTTCTTATAAGTCGACTTTGAATCAATTGCCACGAAGTACGTGACACCTTTTCCTTTGAATTGCGAGATACCTTTTGAACAAAGAGTAACTTCGTAATCCATTGGCATTAGTTTAAGATTATCAGTTTTAATGATAATGTTAAACGTATCGGCAGTTTCTCCAATTTCAACGCCAAAGTCATCTGCGTTGCTGTTGGCACTGTCGATAGCTCTTAGATAACATTTGCCGCCTTCGCCTACAAATGCAATTTCAGAGAATTGTAATACTCCTGCAGCTTTCTGCACAGTCGATAATTCTTCACCAGTAACCGTAACAGTTACATCAGCAGTTGGGATTGTGATTTCCTTTTCTGGTGGTGTATGAATCATCGAAAGGTCGGCATAGACATACTTGGTACGTCGCTTGCCTTCTGAGATAATAAAATATTTATCCATAAATTCCACGTCGGGATCATTATATAGAGATAAAATTGATAAGAATCTTGATAGATCGTAGATACATGCATCTGATGGAATTGTATCAGTGATATCTGCCATTGCGATCAGAGTCTTTTCTGGAGTTATAGTCTTAATTTGATTACCAGCTTTTAGCAAGATAGACTTGTTAATAGAAGTAAACGATTTTAGGACCGTCAAGGTTTCGTTAGAAAATTTCATAGTGTAGATGTTCTCCGGTTTGTTTTGTAATTAGTGGTACTATTATACAACAGTTGTTAAGACTTGTCAATGGTTTTATAAGACTTTTTACTAGATTCTTTATCAGCCGTAGCAGATGCACCAATTTGACCTAAGGTTCCCATGTTGCCTTTAAAAATATAAGATCCAACATGATTCAGTTTCATCCAAGGACACATCCATACTTTAAGATCAGCTTTACGAGCCATCTTGCAGAAGAAGTAGTCTTCAGATAGATACCTTTTCGATTCAGGGTCAATGACACAATCAAAGTAGGCATGTATTTCTCGAGATCCGTCAAAGTTATCTGTACGAACGTGATCTGGTTTATACGACAACTCTGGATAAGCTTCTTTATATTTTAATAGCGCATCCTTAGTTATCAGCATGAAACCTGTACCACCTTCGGCAACCTCAACTGGCTCTGAGAGTTTAAATTGTTTTATTCCAGCAACTGGATTAAAAACAAAATCTGACGTATACTGCTCAAGATCAAAAGGATTATCTACTCCAATTCCTGCCTGAGCTGCACGTGCTACTTTTTCCCAAGCAATTGTCTTCTTAGGATAAGGACCACATACAATATCGTATTTCTCTGGGTCTGATATTTGTAATGCCATCAACGCTAACGCGTCTCTAGGATCAAAACCAATGTCAGCATCAATAAACAACAGATGAGTACAATCAGATCGCATGAATTCATCTACGATATAGTTTCTTGCTCTTTGAACTAAACTCTCATTAAATAGAAAGTAATACTTCATCGGGATTTTATGCGCAGAACATAACATACTTAAATCATTAGTTGACTTAGTATATATGCCTGCACACTGACCACCATACATAGGTGTGCCGATGAACAACTTTTGCTTTTGTAGTTCTTCAGTTTTTACTTCAAGCTTCATACTGTAATTTGCTCCAAATCGTTTTCTGCTCGTTGAATTGATTGTAGTCTAAGAACATCAGCTAATATATCCCATGAGCTATCATGAGCTTTAAATACTGAATCCCACTTCTCATCATTTGCACAAGGAGCGAATCCGTTCTTCTTTATATTAAAATCAAACTTAGCATCAATATAAGTTCTTGTATCTCGTACTGACCAAAACTTAAGGTGTTGCTGCATGTGCGCTAACTTACCTTGAGACTGAAATAGCCTATCAAGAATAATAGGATCAAAGGTATTAGACCTTGACCACCAATACTTGATCTTAGGACCTTCAATCAAAAAGTCAGTGAACTGTTTAACAAAATCAGCAACAGACAGATCAGAAGTCTTAGGAGCAATATTTGCCCTTACTTCTTTACTCTGCTCAGACCAGAACTTTAAAGTAGATTCATTGATTTTCCAACCATAATCTTGAACCTGTTCTTTAACACTAAGCTTAAACTTTTTACATCGAGATATATCAGCTAAGGTGTAAGGATCGTCAGAGACCATCTTCTCCCAATTAAATACCATTACTGATACATCAATGACAGCGCAATCATTTACGTCCTGTCCCATCGTTTCAAAATCAAAGATTAAATCTGTTCGCATTCTATTGTTCCTAATTATTAAATACTATTATACAACAGTTTGTCGCATATGTCAATGGTTTATTGAAAGAAATCTTCAAGATTTGGTGTAGTATCTTTACCATTAGGATCCAGCTCTAATAATTGTTTAAAATTGTTCTGTCGCATATAAGTAGTATCAGATAGATCTAACTCTTCGTTAAGGAACTTCTGAATCTCAAGATGCATGTCTCTCGACGTAGGAACTGGACAATTCTGAGCAATATGGTTCATCTTCTTTAAACCATGAAGTAATTCAAAATCTTCAGGGAATCCCATCATATGCATAGCTTCTCGAATAGTCAAGGATCGTTCTTCTTCAGGATGAATTGTATCAACCATGTTACGACCAATAACAGCATTCATATATTCACCAAACACATGTACTGAACCATCCCATACGCCTTTACCGTCTGCGTACTTCATCATAGCATGATCTGAGTATTTAACGCCTTTCTCATTACCAGTTTTATGGAACCATTCGTTAGCTTCTTTCATCCAACCTTTTTTGTTTACGTAGTTCAGAGTAGTCTTAACGCCTTCTTCAATCATTAACTCACGAATAGTAGTATCAGCTGCTATTTTAGTTTTAATAAAATTGTAGTAAGGTTCATCAGGAACGTTCTTGTTAATGATAATATCTTGATGTAAAGCGTCAACTGGAATTTCCCGAAGGTAC